TGTAGAAAGTAAGAACACAAAAAGAAATCTCGCCTTGTGTTTGCCAGTAGGCAGCGGAAAATCATTAATAACTGAATATTTTATTACATGGTGCTTTGCAAGGTCTGTTAATAATACGTTTTGTTACACATCGCATTCTGACAGATTAATAAATAAGCTTTCTAAAGAATGCAAAGATATTATCGAAAATGAACACTGGCAGCTTTTATTTGAACATCCTTTAAAACAGGATGACCGTCAAAGAGTAAATTTTAGCTTTGCAGGCGCTAAAAACAGAACAGGATTAACCGCCGGAACAACAGGCGGAGCGATAACAGGTCTTGATGCCGGCAATCCTAACATTGAAGGTTTTAGCGGAGCGCTTATAATAGATGATCCGATGGATGCAGGGAACGCTCGTTATGAAACCGCAAGAGATGAAGTTGTTACTTATTACGATGAAAAGTTATCAACAAGACGAAGAACGCCGGAAACTCCGACAATCTTAATCATGCAAAGGCTTCACCTTGACGACTTAGTCGGATGGATTGAAAAAAATGAACCTGATTTATGGGATATCGTTAAAGTTCCTGCTCTCGATGAAAACAATAACAGCTTTTGGCCGGAAAGATATCCTGTTGAAGAATTGGAACATATACGGAGTGTAAATAACTTTAAGTTCCAATCGCAATACCAACAAGAACCTATTGCCGCCGGTGGAGCTGTTATTAAAACCGAATGGTTTAAATATTATCCTACGAACTTAGAGTTCAAATATAAAGCCATTTATATAACAGCCGATACTGCTCAAAAAGTAAGAGAACACAACGACTTTTCAGTTTTCATGGTTTGGGGAATTACCCAACAAGGAAAGCTTCATTTATTGGATGAAGTAAGAGGAAAATGGGAAGCTCCCGACTTAAAAAAACAAGTTAAGAACTTATGGTTACGTTGGGCAGATGGTTTAAACTGGGTACCTTGTTCAGGAATTTACATCGAGGATAAAGCATCAGGAACTGGACTTATTCAGGAATTAGCAGCAGAAACCGCAATCCCTGTTTTACCGTTACAAGCGGATAAAGATAAATTGACAAGGCTCGAAGCGGTTTTATCTCATATAGAAGCAGGAAACGTTTTATTACCTGACTCACCTGAAAACAATAAAGAATTAATTGCAGAATGCGAAGCATTTACAAGAGATGACAGCCACAAACACGATGACCAAGTCGACACTTTGGTATATGGTATCATGGTTGGTTTGAGTCACTTTAATGCTTCAATATTAGATTTGGAATTATTTTAATAATGACTAAAAAAAAGAAAAATATTGTAAACAATGCTTTGGCTGATGAGGTTTTTGATATACCCGCTGAGGCTTATTTAGGCGGTGCGCCTGTTTCAACATTTGGTGGTTTATTTGCATCAACTTTACCAGTCTTTATAACTTTAAATGCTTGGTGGCAAATAACATGCGAGTATGCTCACAATGGCTTTATGCAAACAGCAGTCAATCAAATTGTTGATGATGCTTTTCGAAATGATGGCATGCAGATCAATACTAAAACTCTTGACGATGACGAACTTGAACAACTCAAACAAGCTTTAGAAGATAACGGCGACATTGAAGCAATGAAAGACTCAATTCGTTGGGGACAAGTTTATGGCGGCGGTGTTTTATTAGCGAATACAGAGCAAGATCCTTCTTTGCCTTTAGATGAAAAACAATTAAAAGGTACAAATTTAAAGTTTTTATCAACAGATCGTTGGCATTGTGACAGCCTTGGTGTAAATATTGAAGTCGCTAAAAAATTCAGATTTTTAAGTGATCCAAGGGATATAACAGCGCCTTCTGTGGACTATGATAGAAGCCGAGTTGGCACATTTACCGGTATAAAATCACCTGAATATTTAAGAAGTATTTTATGTGGTTGGGGATTGTCAATATTTGAGGCAGTCTTACCACCATTAGCGCAATATTTGAAAGCCATGGGCGTAACACTTGAGCTTTTGGATGAGGCTAAAATTGACATTCTTAAGATAGCAAACTTAAACTCTTTGGCCACAAGCGCAAATGGTAAAAGACAAGTCAGAGATAGAATCAGACTTTTTGCAGAACAGAAGAATTATAAATCAGTTGGTGCTATGGATGTTACCGACGATTATTTACAAAAACAAGTTAATTTTTCAGGTTTACCAGAAATGATTACTCAAATCCAATTCTTAGTTTGTTCTGCTTTAAAAAGACCTTATTCTAAAGTATTTGGAAAAGGTGGAAACGGTTTAAGTGAACAAACATCCGACCTTGAAAACTATAATTCTCTAGTAGATGCGGAAATTAGACAGCCTGCAAAAAATCTCTGTAAATGGGTGGTTGATTTAAGATGTTTGCAGCTATTTGGCCGCAAAGTTCCTGATTTAAAGATTTCATGGAAACCTTTAAGAACTATGTCGGAACAAGAAGAAGCCGACATCAAAGATAAAGAGTTTGCACGATATATGCAGCTATTTGACAGACATCTTATAAAAGGCCAGGCCCTTGCAACTCACTTGGTACAAGAAGGAATTATTCCATTCACAGAGGATGAAATTAGTGCAATTGATGACGACTTTCAACCTGATGAAATAAGCAATATTAAAGATTTATCTGAAGCATAATGAACACAGCAAAATATATCGAAATTAGACAAAAGTATGTAAAGGCAATTCAAAGAGGAATGCAGCAGTACTTTTGGGATAATCTTTTTAAAGAATTATTTGCTATATTTCAAGATAACACGATACTCAACTCAAAAAGCGACTTAATAAATGCCATACAAACAGGGCGAATATATTACTATCAAGGCGCATTTAGAACTCAAAAGAAGTTCAGCAACAATGTCGCTTTAGAACTTGAGAAAATGGGTGCTAAATTTAAATTTGGTGCTTATTACATAAATGAAGCATCAATTCCATTAGATGTTCAAAATGCATTGTCTATTATGCAAGTTAAAGGCGCAGCTCAAATGGGAGCTATAGACAAAATATTAGCAACATTTACAGCTAAGACTTTAATTCCATTAGAGAAATTTATAAAAGAAACCGTTAAACTTGGTTTCAGGCAGCTTGAAACAGACATTTTAAAAGAAGCCATTGATAAAAAAGTTCCGGTTATTGAGCTTGGCCTTGCAACTCCAAAAGTAAAAGGACTTGAAAAGGCCGCAAAAGAACTCGATAAATGGCACGATAAAAGAGAAAAAGAAGCTGAGCGACTAAGAAAAGAATTAGCCGAAGCAGAGAAAAAGAAACAAACTGCAAGAGCTGAGGAACTACAAAACAAGTTAAGACAGCATAACTTTGAAACCATAACCGAAGCTCCAGAATTAGATGTAAAGATTGAAGATTTGGATGTAAATTACAAATCGGCCAAGATTGCTGAAGATTACATCTATAACATGAATTTTTGGATTAAGAAGTGGCAAACTAAAAACATTATAAAGATGCGCTCCGATATTATGGACTTATATCAAAAGGGCGCTCGAATACCTGAAATACAAGCATATATTGAGAACCGTTGGAAAATAGCAAAAGACAAAGCTGCATTCCTTGCAGAAAATGAATGCGGACTTGTAACGACAGCGGTACAAGCTGCAACATGGCAAGAGTCAGGAGCAGATGAGTTTATATGGGAACGCTCCGTATCAAGAGAAAAAAGGCCCTTGCATAAAACATATTATGGTGAAAAATTCAGATTTGATGAACCGCCAATATTAGACGAGAAACTTGGCATTAGAGGTTTACCACGTCAGATATGGAATTGTAAATGCGGAATGCGCATTGTAGTTCCTTCTATAGATAAAATAATGCAAGCAAAAAAAGAACAAAGAAGCATATATAAGAGAATACAAAATGCAATCAATAAAAGTACAAAACGCACTGATTCAGCTTGGAGATACAAACGATTCACAGAATGGGAGACCGTTTAAATCAAGGTTTATTCAGGCAGGGATAGCCGGATATCCTAACCAATTTGGAACGGTATTAATTACCAAAGAAACGCTCGACAAGTTCGTTCATACCCTTGAAGGCAAGCCGGTTATTATAAACCATAAAGACGATATAAAACCAGAAGATGAAGTCGGAAAGGTTGAGCAAGTTTGGTTTAATCCTGAAGACGGTTGGTTTTGGTGCAGCGGTTATTTAACAGACGAAACTGCAATCAATCTTATAAAAGACAAGAATTGGAGCGTATCCTGTTCTTATGATGTTTTACTTCTTGACGACGAGGGCGGCACTGAAAATAATGTTAAATACGACCAAGAATTCTTAAACGGTGTATTTACTCACTTGGCCATTGTTGAGAACCCACGCTACGAAAGGGCAAATATAGTTGTTAATAGCAAAACGCAAATATTAAACAATAATTTTAATCCAAATCAGAAAAGAAATGAAAGAGGGCAATGGGTAAAAGATGATGCATTAATACAAGAAAAAAAAGATAAATTAGTGCCTGTCAAAATTAGCAGTGATGAAATTCCGTCTTTTAAAACAAAAAAAGATCTTTCTCTTTGGGTTAAAGGTATATTTGCCGAGTTGGGAAGTTTAAATATTGCTGATACTAACACCGAAGTAATATTAACTGGTGCAAGCGCCAATCGAGAAACCGAAAAACGTCGAGCAACAAGAGAAGAAAACAAGGCAGTTTTTCAAAAGTTTCAAGAAATGGTTGAGAAAGCAATTAAAACAGATGAACGAGTTGCAGACAAAAACCATATTCATGATCAAGATTTATATTATAACAAGATGGAAATTGACACAATTCCTTATGAGGTCGAATTAATATTTGATTATTTAAAAGCAAATGATGAGTTTAGATATGCAGGTCATAAAATATTAAATAGCATTAAAATAGCACCTAGTCTCACGCAGGCTTTTAATGCTCTACCGACCGCAGGTGCTATTAATATTATGAACGATTTTGTAATAGATTTCAAGTCTAATATTACAAATACGAAACAAACCTTTGAAGAAAAGTTCACAGATGTTTTCTTTGAGGCCCTTGCAGAGGTATTATTAGAATCCAAAAGGGAGAAATAATAAAATGGATGAATTAAACGAAGTAAAAGAAACGCTAAAAGATTTATTTAGAAAAGCAATAAATAATTCAAACGATGACAACGAAAAGGGCCAATGGATAACCGTAAAAGGAACGCATGTTTTTATCCCTGACGGTGCTAACAAAGAAGAAGTTGTTGAGAAGTTCTTATCTGAAAAACAAGGAAATAAATCAGAAACAAAGAAAGAAACATCTGAAAAGCAGGAAGATAATCCCGATGATGAACTTGTAACTATCGTAAAAGCCGATCCTGAATATATTAAAAAACAAAAAGAAACAAACGAGCGTTGGCAAAAGGCTATAAAAGAAACAGCCGAACGAGAAGGTTGGGACAAGCAGGGCTCGGAAAAGGGACAATCTATTAATTGGGATGACCGAAAAGATAAAAAACAAATTGAAAAAAAACTTACAGAAATTGCTAAAAAAAGATTTGATACTATTGAAACATTAGAAACACAACACATCGACAATAAAGATTTTCATGACTTGGCAGTTTGGGGAATTAAAGATGTACTAACTGAAGCATATCAGGAAGGTGCAGGTAATAAAAACAAAGTTCCTGAAAAAATATTAGCTGATATCGCAAAAAAAGAGATGGATATTCCTACCTTGAAAACAAGGGAGTCTGATTCCTTAGACTTTCATGATGTGTCTGTATGGTCATTAAAAGAATCATTAAAAAAAGCATATTTAGCAGGTGAGAAAAATAAAATAAACAATTCAATACAAAACGGCCTTGAAAATATAATCGACAATTGCAAACCGGAAACAGAAGAGGACTTGCAAATACTCAAGGGCCTTAAAAAAATATTAGAAGAAGAATAATTATAATTCATATTTAAATCACTTTATTTACCATACACCTTGCATTTACAGGGTGTATGTTTTTACTTTGAATTTTACGAGATTAACACATAAAAAAGGAGCTAAAAAAGATGTCATTACTTCTAAAAATTACAGAATTAATAAACAAAGTACAAAATAGCAAAGGGGAACAAATGAGTACAAAAGACCGTATTTTGAACATCTTAAACGAAAAAGAAATCGAAGAAGATGTTAAAAAAGAAATCGAAAACGAACTCGACGAAATCGAGAAAGAAGAAAAAGAGAAAAAAGAAGATGTCGAAAACAAATGCAAAAACGAAAAAGTCGACAAGAGAAAACTTATTGATGAAGTCGGCGGCATTTTAAAAGGCAAAGTTGATGATGAAATCATCCGCACAGTTATCGGCAAGATTGAGAAGGCTGCTTATGACGAGTCTGAAGCAGGCACAGCTGATAATAAAAAAGTTAAAAATGAAGAAACTGAAGAAGACAAAGAAAAAGTCAAAGAAGTAGAAAAAGACGTTAAAGAAGACGTTGATAACAAGTGTAAAAACTCTGTTAATAATGCGGTCGACTACTTCAATAAAGTAAACGAAATATACAATGCTTCTTGTAAAGCAGGAATACAACAAAAATATGAAACACAATCTGACAGACTTGAAGCAGGCAATAAATATTAATTAGAAAAAGGAGATATAAATTATGGCTTTAAATTTAAACCAAGAAAAACTGACACCGAGAAACGCAGCATACGTTTATATGCCTAACGTTCCTCAACCACACAATTGCATTGTATCTGCATCACAAACAGATCCTATTGAAGCAGGCACAGTATTAACACTTGACACAGCAGCCACAAACACAAATTGCCCTGTTGTAAAAGCAGCAGCTCCTGACGATGTAATCTATGGTGTTGTTCCTTACGATGCATTAAAAAATAGTTATGTCGCTAAAGACAAAGTTGCAGTAGCTGTTGAAGGCTCAACTTTATATTTAACGGCAGATGGAGCAATTACTCAAGGCGCTGTATTATACTTTACTGCTGATTACAAAGTATCAGCAACAGGTTCAGCAGGCGACTCAACAATAGGAACAGCAGAAACAGCAGCAGGCGACGGCGCTCTTGTTCAAGTAAAATTGAAATTTGGTGTAACGGGGGAGTAGAACCGACCGATGAGCCAACTGTAGAGCCAACGGTCGAACCAACTGAACCTACAGAAGAACCAACTGAACCGACGGATCCAACCGACGAACCGACAACGTAAGAATTAAGAAAATTAAGGAGTTAAAATAAAATGGCAGAAAACATGATTGGTGCATATACCGAAGACCAATTCAAACGCATTATGACAAATAACTTATTAAGAGTTAATAATGCTCTTGATGGTGCAGTTGACGGTATATCTCAAGTTGTTGATTTTACAACACAAATAATGACAAAAGTTTTAGAAACAAATTTCTATGAACTTAACGGTCAAAAATTATCTGATTTTACACCTATTGAAACAGGCTTTGGTGCATTTTCAACAGAAATAATGCAACTTGCTACACAAGGCCATGGTACAGATTTCAAATCTTGTTTAATCAGACCAACCGGCGGAGCTATCAATCAAGACGGTTACACCGACATAGAAATCGGATCACAAAAATATCCTAACAACTTCTTCAGAGATACATATTCAATCACTAAAGAAGGCTCAGCAATAGCAGAAAAAGCTGTTGTTCCATTCAATCTTTTAGAACAAAAAGAAAAAGCAAGAAAAAAGAAATTTGACTTAGGCTTGCAAGATGCTTGGTTCTTAGGATTAGACGATGACAAATCATACGGTTTATTAAATCAACCTGATGCAGTTGTAAACACATCAGTTTTACCGGCTCAAATAAAAGATATGACAGATGCACAATTCACAGCATTCTTGTCATCTATTAGAGGCATTTATGATAACTTAACAAACTCAACTGCAAACTTTGACAGATTGGTATTACCACAAGCTGACTACTTTGCACTTGACAGAGTATTTGGTGAATTTGGTTGGACAAGAAGACAATTACTTGAAGAAGTGTTGAAACCAAATAACGGCAAAATTCTTTATACAAGATATAATACAACAGCTGGTACTGACGGCGCTCCAAGATATGCACTTTATAAATATAATCCTGATTATATTGAAGGATTCTTACCTTTACCTTACACACCGTTCCCATTGTATCCAACCAACTCATTAGATATGATTTCAAATTCAATGGCACAGTTTGTAACACCTAAAGTAAAAAGAACAAACACAATGTTATATCTTGATGTTGTATAAACATAAACATTTTGTTTCCATTCATTCTCAGGGGATGATATTTTTCATCCCCTTTTTTAAAAAAGAAAAGAGGAATTAATTATGAAATTACAAAATAATACACAAACAACTTTTGTTCATGGCGATTTAAAATTATTGCCTAATGGTGAAATAACAGAAGTAAAAGATAAAAAAACTGCTGCTTTATGGTTAAAAATAAAAGGAGTTGTTGAATATATTGCTCCTGAAGATGTCGAAGCACAATTAAAAGATCTAAAAGAAGAAAATGAAAAATTAAAAGCTGAAATTGCAGCATTAAAAGAAGAAAAAGAATTAAAAAAAGAAACAAAGAAAACCACTAAAAAAGGTAAATAAATGGCATGTTATAGTGTAACAGTTGATGGTTTTAAGGCCCAGTTTCCAGCTTTGCCTTACTTACCATTATATATATATGGGAAGGCCTATTTTAAGGGAGATATAGTTTATGTCGCTCCCAATTTCTACCAATCATTAGTTGATGGAAATTTAGCAGATGTTTCAGATACAACAAAATGGGCTTTATATCCTGACAATGAAGACAATTATGTAACGGATAATTTAATTTCTGAGGCATTTGGTGAAGCCCAAGTTAATTTTAATCCGGAGCTATTTCCTGATTGTAATACTCTTGTTAGAGTTTTTTATTATTTGGCAGCTCATTATTTAGTTGTTGATGTAAATAATGCATCAAATCCATTCAGTTTGGGTTTTATTGGCTTTACACAAAGCAAGAGCGTTGGAAGTGTATCTGCGAGCTTTGGTGTTCCACAATGGATGCTGAATGATCCGTTATTGAGCGGCTATGCTCAAACAGGATTTGGCAGAAAATACTTGTCATTAATAGCGCCTTATTTAGTCGGAAACGTAATGTTATTAAAAGGAAAAACTACTTATAACGATGGCTTTATCTAAAGGTCAAATAAACAAGAAAAATTCCGATTGTATTAAAGCACTTAAGAATCTTATGGAAGATTTAAATCAAAAAGTAAGTATTAGAGTCGGGATAATTGGAGACAAAGCAAGACAAAAAAATCCTGACTCTGATCTTACTAATGCTGACTTAGGTGCTATTCATGAATTTGGCGCTCATATCAAAGTTACTAAAAAAATGAGAGGTTACTTTTGGTATAAGTGGGGAATACATTTAACAAAAGATGAGATTGTTATTCCGGCACGTTCTTTTTTAAGAGATACGTTATTGAGTTCAAAAGGCAAAGAAGAATTACTTGATAACGCAGGATTAAGTGACGACAGAGAATTAAACAATGAACTTGTAAAATATAAAATAATGCTTGACGGTGATTTTTTCATGGCACTTTGTGAAAAAATCGGAAAGACAGCAGTTGAAATGGTACAAACTGCTTTTTATGTTGGCGGCCGACCTGAAAAATGGAAACCAATAACTGAATTTACAAAATCAAACAGAAAAAACGATCATGAAAGCCCACCTTTAACAGATAGCGGACAATTGAGAGATTCAATAACCTACGAAGTAAGGAAAAAATAATGACATTTAATATTCCACGAAATAAAAGCATTTCAACAATGTTCAGAAGCGGCATGCCTAACATGGCCGACACCTTAACAGGTTGGGAAGTTCCTTTGACATTAATAAAAATAACTCAAAATATTGTTGAAGGAGACCTTGAAACAACTCAACAAATAATTAATTTCAAAGGAGTATGGCAGCCTTTAAGGGATGAACAATTAGAATTGAAACCTGAAGGTCAGCGTTCATGGGAGTGGATTTGGATACATGCCAAATCAGGGGAATTAAACCTTGAAACAGCCGATAAAGTTTATTTTAATAAAAAATATTTTAAGGTCGAAACCAAAAAAGATTATGGTTTAAATGGCTTTGTTGAATACCATTTATGCCGAGATTATGAGAATAGCAATATATCAGATAAAGATCAATGAAAAAAAGCATCGAGAAAATATTAGTTGATTTAATTACACATGAATTAGATTTACCGGCTAATTATGGCACTACTGATAAAGGGGATGTAATCCCTTCAGTTTATATATATTCACAAAACATAAAGCTTTTTAATACTGATAAACTTCAGATTTGTGTAAGAACTGTATCAAGTCGAACTTTCAGCAATAGAAATGAATTTAAAACAATAAATAATGTTTATACTGAAATCCAAGATATAAATCAATCAAGATTAATGCAGATTGATTGCTATTCACGAAATAACGATGCACGTGATAGATATCATGAAGTCACAATGGCTTTAAATTCTATATATGCGCAACAGTTAATGGATCAATATAATTTTAAAATCGGAACAATCACAAACGATGTAAATATATCAGGTATAGACGGTGGAAGCGATATTAACCGATTTACAATAAGTTTTAATGTATTAATTCACTTCCAAAAAACAAGAGAAATCGATTATTACGATAAATTCAAAGTCACTTGCAATAACGAGCAAGGAAAGTTTTTTGAAATAGATAATTATTAAGAAAAAAGGAGTAATAAAACATGGTAAGCGCTTATTCTTATCAAGTGCCGGTTTCCTATACTATTAATGTCTCCTTGGCCGCAACACCTTCAGGCCTTGCTGAATACAATACTAATAGTATAGCAATCTTCTCAAACGAAGCGGCATCTTTTGTAGACACATACAGGGCATATTTAAGCCCTGCTGAAGTAGAAACAGACTTTGGTTCAAATTCATTAACATATAAAATGGCTAATGAATTATTCAATCCTGTTCCTAACTTCATAACAGGCGGTGGTAATTTATACATATTCCCATTTGGCGGAACTAATGCGACACCGGCTACATTTACAACACCTGATATTTCAGCAAATTTAACAAATTTAAAAGCTGTTTCTGATGGTTCTTTAAATATAACTATTGATGGAACCGTTAATGAAGTTTCAGGTATAGATTTCTCTAGATGTTTAACTTTGGAAGATGTGGTCATCGTATTACAAAACAAAAATCTTGATGTTAACATTGAATTAAATGATAATACTATTGTATTTACATCAAGACGAGTTGGTACAACTTCAGGTGTAACAATAAATACAATTTCTGATGCCGGAGTTATCGATTTAAGCAGTGCTTCTTACTTAGATGCATCAGGTGGAACAGGTGTTACCGGTACAAATGTCGGTGGTGAAGCATTATCAGCAGCAGTAACAAGAGCATTGCAAACGGTTTATTTTGGCGGTGTTATAACTACACAAATAATGGATGATACAGCTAAAGCTGAAAACGCAACATCTATCCAATCTCAAGATTGTTTATTCTATGATAATATTCAATCTTTGGCAGATATAACAGGAATTGGTGCAACAATAAAGACGGCAGGAAATAGTAAAACAAGAACACTTGCTTATTCTGTATCACAAGAAAAAGGCAAAATTGCCGTTGCCGGTTATGCAACAATCGCAAAATCTGTTAATTATAACGGAACAGACACAGCTAATACTTTGAATTTAAAAACAATAACAGGAATAACAGGGGATCCAAATCTTAACGGCACTTATGTATTAAATGCTAAAAATAACGGTGTTGACATATACGGTATAACAGGCGGATTAAGTGTTGTTTATTCAAATGATAATAACGGTTATACTGACGACATCGAAGCAAATTTATGGCATAAAAAAGCGACTGAAGTTGCAGGCTTTAACTATTTAAGACAAACCAATACTAAAATTCCTCAAACAGAAGCAGGAATGACAGGATTAAAAACAGCTTATGCCGCAGTTTGTGAACAGGCAAAGAGAAACGGAACTGTAGCAGCAGGAACTTGGAACGGTTCAGTTCCATTTGGCGATCCTGAAACATTCAAGAGAAACATTGAGGAAACAGGATATTATATTTATTCTGTTCCAGTAGCACTACAGCCACAGGTTGACAGAGAAGCAAGAAAAGCTCCGGTTGTTCAAATCGCAATTAAACGCTCCGGCGCATTCCACTTCTCAGAAGTAATTATTAATGTTCAAAGGTAAGAAAGAGGTAATACAAAATGGCAACATATTCACTAACAGGCAACGACACCTTTGTTCTTAATAACAGAGTGTATAAAGACTTTGCCGATGGATCAACAATAACGATTGACTTCCCTAATGAAAGAACAGGAAAGACAACCGGTAAAAACGGAAATACAATATTTGCAACAAATAAACAAGGTGAGAATGCAACTGTAGAATTAAGACTAATTGCTGGTTCAGCAGACGATATTTTCACGAACGGTTTATCTGTTCAACAAGAGAGAGATTTGCCGACCTTCACTCTTTTAACTGGTAAATTTGCCAAAAGAGTCGGAGACGGTTCAGGCAATGTGAAATTCATTAACTACACCTTAGCAGGCGGTGTAATTGACAATAATGTAAATACTAATGAAAACTTGCAAGGGGAAACCGAACAAGGAATCGCAATATTTAGATTATTTTTTGCACAAGCTCAAAGAGCAATTGGTTAATTAATTTAAAAAGATTTGAAGGGGAAAAGAAGAATGGAATTTATAACACAAAATGGGCAGAAAGAATGCAAAATAACGGCGGCATCGTTTAAAGATGCCGTCAATTTAAAAAAAGCCGCCATGAAGTGCTTGCTTAATATCGATGTTATAAAAGGCATTGATTTGGATAATTTAAAGGGCTTGGATAGTACAAAAATCTTTGATGCATTAGGACAATTAATAGTCAACATGGATGTTTCAGATGAATTTGAGAAGGCTAACTTTGCTTGTTTATCCAGCTGTACTTATGACGGCTTTTATAAAATAAACATGCAGTTATTCGATGATAAGCCGGAAGCAAGAGAAGATTATTATGAAATAATATCTAAATGTTGCGAGGTTAATCTACGCCCTTTTTTCAAAAGCCTTGTTTCAGAGTTGAAACAAAGGTTCAAAACAATGACAGAAAATATCCCCGATCAAGAATAACGGCGGATAATGAGACTTTAATAGTTTGTACATTGGCAAAGGCCAAATATTATAGTGGCAATCCCGATTTAATATGGGCAAGCCCTGTTGACATAGTATTAACAATGTATGATTTTGAAACATTCTCGACTGAATATGAGAGTGCATATATAGAATTAAATAAAACGGAAAAATAAATGGCAGTAGGTATTGGTGAAATATTTATTGAATTAGGCATTCTTGGTAATGATAAAGAAGCAAAAAAGATCCTTCAAACCATTGAAAAAGTAAAAGAAGAAGGTGAAAAAGCTGCTGAAAAACTAAGAAAAATGCAACAACATCTTCACAAAATGAAGTTTAAACAAGGCAAGAAAATTATTGCTGATTTAAAAGATGTTGGTAGAAATATTGGATCTGTTATAACTGCTGTTGCCGGTGCTGTAGTAGCATTAAACAAATTAGCTGATGCATTGGCACAACAAAACCAATATTGGCTTAATTTAATAAATAATTCAACAACGGCGCTTTCTACTTATCAAAAATGGGGAGCTGTCGGAGCTGCACTTGATAAATCTCTTGGCATGCAAGGGGCAGCCGGCGCTCTTAAACAATTAAACGATCAGATATTTGAATATAAATTAACCGGTCAAAATGCTGAAGGTTTCTTATTTGCAGGAATAAGACCAACCAATGCAGAAGATGTAATGGAGCAATTAAGAGCAAGAGTCTCAGGAATGAATGACGATGCTGCTTCTTTTTTACTCCGTAAAATGGGCATTGACGAACGCATCCTTCCTTTGTTAAGGATGACAAAGCAAGAGTTTGAAGACCTTTATGCAACAATAAATAAATATCAATTAACCGAAGATCAAAGACGTTATATTCAAGAATATAACAAGCAAATGACAATTCTAAACATGAAAATGCAATATTTCAAAGATAGAATTTTGCTTGCTATAATGCCGCACTTGTTACGTTTAATGGATTTTGTTGTAAAGATTGTTGAGAAATTACCAAAAATTAGAGGTTATATAATTGCCGGCGGTTTAATCTTATCTAAAATAAAACCAATAGAAAAATTTATAAAATATATATTAATGGGCCTGAATGGTTTTATTACAAAAATTCCGATTGTGGGCCGTTTATTTGGTGTATTAGGTGGAATTATAGCAAGGGCCTTTTTACCGTTAACAGCAGCCTTTTTATTACTGGAAGATTTCATGGTATGGCAAGAAGGCGGCGAGAGTGTAATTGGTGATGTAATTAATTATTTTAAAGAGATGGGGGAAGATTGGCTTAATATTGGTAAAATCTTCACGACAAAGCCACTTGAAGCCTTTAAATATGCACTTGTTAAAATAGGCGATGTATTTATTAAAATTGCTCAAGCGATATTAAATGCGATTGATGCAATTTTAGGCACACCATTGGGCAAATGGTTCAGAAAAAAATATGGTGGTGAAGAATATGATGCCAACATGGATGAATTAAGAGAAAATTTGAGACTGGCCGCAAGATTAATTGATGAAGAAAAACTTGCTGCTTCTGCTGTTTCAAATGACATTTACAACAACGGAAATAATGATAATTCTACCAAAACAGTTAATTATAATCCTGAATATAATGTCACAATCGATTCAGATGTCGGACAGAAATATTTAAATGGCCTTCAGCAACAAGACCTCGCACAAGTAAATAGTTTGATGGATTAAAATGGATTTAAACACAATTAAAGATAAAGCCAAGACGATATATGGCGGTTTGTTAACATGGCAGAAAAACGACGTCGTCAATAATTGCATTGGCATATATTTTGATATTATTACTGATCATTCGATTTCAATATCTAATAGTGTTACTGATAATTATTTGGAAAATAATACTGCTATTCAAGATACAATTGCACATGCTCCAATTGAAGCTTCTTTGAACGGAATGAGCGGCGAGCTTGTATATGTTCCAAGTACAAGTAAGGACAATCCTCGTTTTTTAAGACGATTATATCAAGAGATTAACAGCAAAATTGATTTAAAAAAAATTGGTACTGATAAAATTACCGGAAATTATGGTGATTTTGTTAGTACTGAAAAATTAAGTCAATTAGGACAATTATTGCCACCTGTTGATAATTTAACACAGTATGCAAAAAATTCTGTTGTTTATATTGAAGACAGTATTGCACGTTATAAAAAGATATATAACAATTTTACTCGTAATCTTAACGGTAAAACAAGACTTCAAAAAATATATGAAGATTTAAAAAATTTAAGAGATACAAACACAGCTTTAATTATAACGACTCCATTTGCTGTTTTATATGACATGTATTTTACTAATTTGGAATTTAATCAAGGTAATGAAAATCACGTCGCTAATATAAGCATGAGTTTTAAACAATTAAAATTTACTGAAATTCAACATACAAAAGCAGATCAAAACGTATTATCTAAATATGCAAAAGCGGCTCAAGCAGAAACTGAAAATTACAATAAAACAAGTGGTAAAAACGAAAGCTCATTACATAAAATATTTAAAAACAAAGAATGAAAATAATAACAACAATAACTGATGCTCCCAAACAGCAACATACATTAGTGCTTGAAAACAACGATACAGTTGATTTTTATATTGAATATTGCCCAAGAATGCAGTCTTGGTATTACAGTTTTAATTATAAAAACATAACTCAAAACTGTATAAAAGTTGTTTTAACACCTAACTCTTTAAGACATTTAAGGCGAGTTATTCCTTTTGGATTAGCTTTTATTTCAGAAAGCCAAGTCGAACCGTTTAATCAAGATGACTTTCTAATTGGCAGGGTACAATTATGTGTTTTGAATGAAGAAGAAGTTGCACAAATTGAAGAAGAAATATATAACGATTAATGATTAAAAAAGATCCAATTTATAGAGTAACAGTTTATACACAAAAAGAAACTGTTATAATAACTTCACCTATTACTTGTCAATTAAGAGTTACAAGAAACGTTCATGCTGATAGCTGTACAGCTTCAGTTCAATTATATAATTTAGCTCCATCAACACGAGCTGAAATATTCCAAGATGTTTTTCAGCCCGATCCTAATACTTGGAAATATTTACATATAGAAGCCGGTTATGGTGGCAGCTATGAAACAATGAGTCTTATTTTTGTTGGGCGAATACTTCAGGCTTATTCTCATAAATCAGGCGGTGCGACTGATATAATAACGGAAATACAAGCTCAAGCATTAGACTTGTTAGATTGCAACACTTCTCACACTTTTTTAGCAGAAACATCTTTTAAAGACATATTTGCTACAATTGCACAAGACATGCCTAATTGCATTATTGGCAACATGGGAGCTATAGAAGGAGCAATAAGAACAGCAACAACTTTTGATGGGAATGCGTTTGAAGAGCTAAACAAGTTAACCGGCGGACATACTTTTATTGATAACGGTGTATTAAATACCATTATGGATAATGAAGTTATAGATGTTCCAGTTCCGGTAATAACAGACTCAACTGGACTATTGGAAACTCCAGTCAGAAGAAATGCAAGTTTAATGGTTAAAACTTTATTCGAGCCAACATTAGAAGTTTGTCAATTATTGGAAATTGAGTCGAGAGTATTTCCTAATTATAACGGTCAATACAAAGTTGTTGGTTTTACACATAATTGTTTATTTTCTGAAACGCAAGCCGGAAGTCGAACCACAGACCTTGAATTATTGATTGGCGGATTACTTCCAAACGCAACAATCGAGTTAACAGATGGAAAAACACAGAAAAACTTTAATAAAGTAAAAGGTGACAAAATACAACCGGTTAACGAAAAAGCGCCTGCAAGTGTAAGAGAAGTTTACGATTATATTAAAGCACATAAAGGCGAGATTCCCAATACTCAAATTACCAAAAACATTAGTTGGAGAGAAGTATTGGGAAACTGCAATACAAATGCTGAACGTTACTCAGAATTAAACATCGGCCTTTTAACAAATATGTACAATACAGCTCAAACTCTTCAAAGAGTACTTGATAAGTATTATGCCGGAGCAACAATTAAAATTAATAGTGGATGGCGTTCAAAGAGAAACAATACTGCTTGTGGCGGTGTTTCAAACTCAAAGCACATGTTAGGATTAGCGATTGACTTTAAAATTCCAAGTCAAATCAACAGGAATGTTTTTAACACATTTAAAAGCGCTTGGACTTTTGGTTGGGTTGGCTTATATAACACCTTTGTTCATGTACAAATAAACAGCACAAAAGGCATTGCAAACGATAAATAATGAATATAGAAAATAAATTTTTGAGATTAGCAGGTGAAGCCGATTTAACAACGGTTCTAAAAGGAGTTATAAATAAAGTCGGACTCCAATTGAATTGTGTTCGAGTTGGCATAATTCAATCTTTCAATGCGACAGATTTAACGGCTGAAGTGCAAATTGCTAATAAAAGAACTTTAGGAATTAATCAAGATGGTACACAGCAGACAAAAGATTATGCACTTGTGACAGCTAAAATTTGTTATTGCACACCTTTTATTACTTATCCAATAAAACAAGGTGATGAATGCATTTTACTTTTCAATGACAGAGAGATAGAGAGTTGGTTTATTTCAGGCGAAGTGCAACCGGAAGCATACCCAAGGATGCATGATTTAACAGACTGTATTGCTATTGTAGGCTTAAGGTCATTGGCAACTATGATTGAAATAATGGCCAATACTTTACACTTATTTTATGGTGGATCGGATATACAAATAAAAGATGGTTCAATTACGCAAACAAGCGGCAACGGCAGCAAATTAATTCTTGATTCGTTGATTACAATTGAAAACGATGCTCAAAATTTAGGAACTTTAATCAACTCTTTAATTACGGCAATTGAAGCAATAACAATAGACGGAACAGCAATTGCACAAACAAGCAAAGACGAATTGGCGGCAATTGCAGAAAAATTTGCACTTCTATTACAAGGAACACCTACGGAATAATGAGAGTACGAATAACAGATAATGACGGCGATTGGACTTTCGGACAGGGCCAGTTAAACTACGCAACAAAACAAAAAGGCATTGAATACGACATCCAACAAAAAATCAGAGAGTGGTTTCAGGACTGTTTTTTTGCACTTCAAAACGGAATACTATGGGCAGTAAGGCTTGGCAATCATAATCAAAAAGATTTATTAGACGATGACATTCAAGAAGTAATCCGAAGTGTTGACGGGGTTCTTGAAATACTTGATTTTGAAAGCATTGTGAATGTTAGAAGATACAGAGCGAATACTTCAATATTTACGATATACTCAACGCAACCAATTAATTTAACATTTGACTACAAAGGAATTATTGAATTATGACAGAGGGAATTTCTAAAAATGGTTTAACATTATTTGATTATAACCAAACTTTAAATGACCTTAAAAGCGGAATGAACGAAATTTATGCAGTCGATGGCGAATTAATCAATTTCGATTCATCAAGCCCTGACGGCCAGTTTGTAAACATATTAGCGCAATTAATATCGGATAATAAAGAGCTTACAAGAGAAGTATATAACTCTTTTAATCCTGATAACTGTTCCGGAACGGTACAAGACAGCCGTTATGCTTTAAATTATATTACTCGCAATGGTGGGGGTTTTACAATATTAAACATGGATGTTGTTATTAATAAAACTTGTACTCTTGAGGGCCTTGATGGCAACTATAATGACATAAATGCTGCTTCTTATACCGTATCTGACGATGCAGGCACATTATGGTATTTAATAGATACAACAACCAAATCAGCAGGAACTTATTCTTTGCCTTTTAGAAGTGCTAAAAAAGGCGCTTTTACTCCGGTCTTAAATACAATTACAAACCAAGTAACTAAAGTTTTGGGGGTTGTTAGTGTAACAAATGCAGTTGCTCCGACGACTTTAGGCCAAGAGCAAGAAACAGATGAGCAATTTAGAATAAGAAGAAATCGCTCGACAGCAATTAGAGGTCAGAATAATTATGATGCTATGAATGCTCAATTATTAGAGCTTGACGGTGTAACCGATGCAATTGTTCATGTAAATAATACAGCAACTGATCCTGATGCAACCGGAACCCCTGCTTATACTATATGGGCCATTGTAGACGGTGGAGCTAATGACGACATTGCAACAATTATATATCAAAATGGATGTGGACTTGATACTTACGGTGCTGTTTCTGCTACTACTCGTAATATAGCAGGCAATGTAATTACAATTAATTTTGATCGAGTTAATCCTGTTCCTTTATACATAAAATTTGATGTAAAAATTACGGATACAAATTTCAATTTAAATACAAATTATTTAGCTCAATTAGTTGCTGAAAATTTAAGCTTCAATTTAAATGCTCCGGCTGAAACATCATATATAACCGAAGTCGCTGCAAATGAATTGTTATCATTTGGGACTGGTGCTTATGTTTTAGATGTTCAGGTTTCAACAGATGATTCTAACTGGTCAGACTTCATTGCTTCAGCAAGTTTAAAAAATAAATTTACGGTGGCAAAAGAGAACATACACATTAATCCTATTACTCCGGTATAATTATGGACTACGATTTAATTTTAAAGCAAATGCAAGATTACTACAGTAACTTGCTTATTATACAATATAACGGCAAGAAAAAAGCCAAGGCCACAATAGAACTCATGGCTCGTTTAATTTGGTCCAACATGGCATTGATACAAATTAGAGATGCGTTTGATTGGAAAACGGCCGACAGTAATTATCCTAGCAGCACGGAAGGTGCTCAACTTGATATTATCGGCAAATGGGTCGGCATATCAAGAGCCTATAACGAAAATAACACGTGGAGCAATACATATTTAAGTTATCCGTCTTATGGTACTGAAACAATTGCAGAAACTGACCCTCAACGTGGCGGTTATTCTGATTATTCCACCTTTGATACTTTAGAGGGTGGAGTATTAACTTATAAAGATTTACAAGCTAATACACAACAATTAACAAATGAAGAATACAGAACCGTTATTGGCCTTAAAATAATCAAAAACAGCATTATTCATAATCAAGGCAATATTGATGAAGCAGTTGCTCGTTATTTTTCAACTCCTTTATATACTAAAGGTTATGACAGCTACGATCCTACTAATGTTTTCTCACAATTAAGAGTATATACTGATCCAAGTTGTAAGTTTGAATTTTTTGGTAATCTACGAGGGGGCGGCTCAAATCCATACTTAGGCGAATCCGGTTATTTTAATTTCTATGCAACAAATTCAACTCAAATATTACATTCCGGTTATGTAATGCCAATTGAACAAATCGGACTAAAACTTTGGCAGATAAATTATGTAAATGTATATACAACGTGGCAACATGGAATATTAACATATCATCATCCTGCAAGTTTAACAACAATAATGAACATTTGTTTAAATAAAAACGTTTTACCTGTTCCAACAGGTGTTGAGATACAATTAGCAAGTTATTAAAGGAAATAAAGAATGGCAACTTTAACAAGATTGACCGGGAAGGTCTTTGCCGGCAATGCCGAATTGACTAATTTAGGTGTGTTTGGTAGTGCAGCAGATGGCGAAGGTATAAATCCAACCGGAACAAATACAGAAGCACAAATTCAGGCCGACTCTGCTTATGAAGCAGGATGGACAGATGCTGTAGTTACTAATAAAAATTTTCCACCAATAGAAGAAGTAAATGGTGTTTTACGAACAATAAGTTATCAGGCTTGTTATTTATTACAAGAGGGTATTCCAGTCTGGGACACAAATACTGTTTATTCTAACACTTCTATTGTTAAAGTAATTAATGGAAGTCAATTAGACTTTTATATCTCTCAAAGAGAGCAAAGCGGCAATACACCACAGACTGACGGCGGAACAAATTGGAAAAAAGCAATCATAACAGGGGACAGAGAAATTGGCGTTCCTCAGATCACCTTAGATTTTGACAGTGAACTTCCTGAAGGATATGTTGATCTAGACGGCAGAGAAGTCTCGCAAACCACTTATAATAATTTATATTCAATTTATCAGAATACTTATAACAAAGGAGATGAAGATGTCGGTAATTTCAGGCTTCCTGATTTTACTGACAGAGCAATTTATGGTGGTTTTACAGCCGGTTATATAGATGCCGGTTTGCCTGATTTGGGACTTACTGTAGAATCAAGCGGATATCACAAGCATACTGGATCAGCAGTTCAAAATGGCAATCACGACCATGATGCAACATCAAGAAATAACGGATCCCATCAACATGCTTCAGGAAGAACATCATCTAATGACGATGGTGGCGATTATTTCACTACTGGTAATCAAGACAATAAGTCAGGTATATATACGCTGAGTGCAGGTTCACATAATCATGTAATTGACGTGGATAAGAATGGAAATCATACACACACTTTAAATATTGATTACGACGGCACTCACTCTCATTCTATTACGACAAATGCAATTGTAGGTTCAGCCAATACTGTATTAACAGATGGCATAAAAGTAAGAGTTTTCACGAGGTATAAATAAATGTATTGCTATAAATATAATCCAACGACATTTGAATATATTGAAACTAGAAAGGCCCATTTAGATCCTGAAGAAACAAAAGCACAAGGAACTGAAGTTTATGCCTTACCAATCAATGCGACTTTTAAAAAACCACCTCAATTAATAAAATTTAAAACGGCTGTATATAACAAAGAGAAAGATATATGGAAAACCGTCGATGATTTTAGAGGTGAGTACATCGTAAATTCTTCAATGAATGTTCAAATAATGCATGTAATTGGCGCACTTCCTGACGGTTATATCAATATTACAAAGGAACAGGCCAATATTATTATAAACGATCCTGTTTATTTCATTATTGAAGATGGCCAATTAATAGAAAATCCTGATTATGAGGAAATAAAAAGGCAACAGGAAGCGGAAAAAATCGCTAATTTATCAATGACAAAATATGACTTTTACAAGCATGTATGTCAACCGCATGACATTGACTATCAACAAATAAAAACAATTCTTGCTTCTAATGATGAAATTGCGGCAGCTTGGGAATTTTGCGAACGTATATGCAGAAATGATGAGCTATTAAATAAACATTTAAAGGATTTCATTCCTGATATTACCGATGCGGAACTTGATGAGATATTTAAACAATTTGGGAAATAATAAAAAATGGTTTACAAAAATGATGACATGGGCGCATTTGGCGGCAAAATAACCGTTTATTTTGACAATCCAAACAATATTGTTATAACAAGAGCTGAATTTCAATGCGGATGCTACTATAAAAGCATTGAAAATCCTATATTTCCTCTTGAATTTAAGCCCACAAGAGAAGATACAGCTAAGTTTAATAATACCAATATTTGTTATTTAAGGGTTTATGACAATAACGGGCTTAGAAAAACTTGCAAAGGCTCAATGACTATTTATGCACAAAACGAGGTTATAACACATAATGACGGATTATGTTGCTAAATTTAATTTAGAAGAAGAAAAAATTAACGCAATTTTTAAAATTGATGTACTTCCTGATAAAGTATCACAACTTGAAAACGATTTACACTTTCAAACCGATGAAGAAGTTGCTGCTTCAATTCAGGCTGAAAGCGATATTATAAACAGCAGAATTGACAGCGTTGAGGGAGCTTTAAGCGACAGCATTAATGCTGTTGACGACAAATTTGATAGTATCACAGGAGCATTAGACAACAAAATCGATTCTATTAATGGCGCATTATCTGATTCGATTGTGGCTGTTGATAATAAGTATGATTCTATTACCGGCGGACTTGACGATAAAATCGATTCTGTTGAAGGGGCATTAATTGATTCAATAACAGCCGTTGACGGCAAATATGATACTATTACAAGCAATTTATCGGATAGTATTACGACTTTATCCGATACTCTTGAAGCCTATAATACAGCTTTAAATGATAGAATAGACACTCTTGCAGGAGCTGTAAGCGACTTGGACAGCACAGTCTCAAGTAATTATACGACTTTAAATGATAAAATTGATTCTATTAATGGCGCATTAAGCGACAGCATTAATGCTCTTGACAGTATTGTTTCTAATAATTTTACAACATTATCGGATAGTATAACGGCTCTTGACAGCGTTGTTTCGAGCAATTTTACAACATTATCAGACAGTATTGTCGCTCTTGATAGTGTTGTAAGCTCAAACTATACGACTTTAGACAATAAAATCGACTCTGTTAGTGGAGCATTAACTGACAGTATCAATGCATTAGACAGCGTTGTAAGTTCAAATTATACGACATTAGACGATAAAATTGACAGTATAAGCGGTGCATTATCTGACAGCATAAGTGCAATTGATTCAATAATAAGCGGATACGGCGACATTGTTACATACAATGCCGCTGATTTTGCTGACAGCGCACAGGGCGCTCTTGCGGATACAGCTTTACAGCCAAATGACAATATATCTGAATTAATAAACGATGTTGGATATATTACAAGCGCTGCATTACCGACAGTTAATAACAGTTCAATAGTTTTTCAAAAAAATGGAACGGGCTTTGACACAATAACTCTCAATCAAGTTTCAGATGATACAATTAACATTTCTGTTCCAACTCAAGCTTCAGATGTTAGCGCTTTGCCTGACAGCACGACAATAAATGATTTAACTACTACTGCTCAACAAAACGCTTTAAATTCAGGGGCAACATCAACAAATATCGGTCAAATTGCGACAAATACACAGGCTATTTCAGACGAAACAACCGCAAGAGAAAACGCTGATATTGGTTTACAACAGCAAATTGATGCAATTGTAAGCTCATCCGATGTTTATGATATTGTCGGCACTTATGCTGAATTACAAGCCTATGATATAAGCACAGTTCCCGTTAACGACATCATTAAAGTATTAGTTGACAGTACACACGACGATGCTGCTACATATTACAGATGCACAGAGAGTGGCGGTGTTAAATCTTGGACTTATATCGGCTCTGAAGGTGCATATTATACAAAAGGCGAAGCTGACAGCACTTTTGTTCCACAAACGAGAACGATTAACAATAAAGCATTATCAAGCAATATAACTCTTGATGCTTCAGATGTTGGCGCTTTGCCTGACAGCACAGTAATTCCGGCAGCACAAGTAAATTCTGATTGGAATGCTGTAAGCGGAGTTGCTGAAATCTTAAATAAACCTACAATTCCAACCGATACAAGCGACTTAACCAATGGCGCAGGATATATAACAAGCGCTGCATTAAGCAGCTATGTTGATTTAAGTTCCGATCAAAATATAACAGGAACTAAAACATTTGTAGGTCAAAAGAAAATTGGCTTTAAACAATCAAGCTCAAGTGATAAATTGGGTTTTACACTATATAATAATAGCGGTACAGAAAAAGGCTATCTTGAATACAATCCATCAAATACAGTTGATAGTGTTCCTTTGATGACATTAGGCAACTATGCTTCGGCGAGTGGTGGTTTAACTCATGTAGGTTTTAGGAAATATTCGAGTATTTCAGGTGCAAGCGGTGCATATAATTTATTGACACCGTTAATTTCTGATGCAAAAACACCGTTCAATTTAACTACAACATACACTAATTTTTATTTACCTTTAGGCTTCACAGACGGAAATACTACTGTTTTAACGGCAAAATCAGGAGTTGTGGATTTAAGTTCGTTATTGCCGACAGTTCCGACTAATATATCTGCATTTACAAATGATAGCGGATATATTACATCATCGGCTTTAAACGGTTACGCAACTGAAACATGGGTAACCAATAAAGGTTATGCTGTCGCTTCTTCTCTTGCAACAGTAGCAACAAGCGGAAGCTATAACGATTTAACCAATAAACCTACTATACCGGCAGCACAAATACAATCAGATTGGAATCAAACCAATACAAGCGCTGTTGATTACATTAAAAACAAACCGACAATTCCGAGCGGTGTTATAGTCGACCAAGTTTATGATAGCACATCTACAAATGCACAAAGCGGTGTTGCTATTGAAGGCGAATTATCAACTAATTATCAGTCTAAATTGGTCAGCGGAACTAATATTAAAACTGTTAATAATACAAGTATATTAGGAAGCGGAAACATATCTGTCGGAACGGTAACTTCTGTAAATAATGTTGCTCCTATAAGCGGAAATGTAAGCTTAACTATACCTACTGTAAATAATTCAACAATTACTATACAAAAGAACAGTGCAACCGTTGACACATTTACACTTAACCAATCAACCGCAAAAACTATCAATATTACTGTGCCTACAGACACAGGCGATTTAACAAACGGAGCAGGGTTTATTACTGGCATAACCTCTGCAATGGTAACAGGTGCTTTAGGTTATACACCATATAATTCAACAAATCCAAGCGGTTATCAGGCGAATGTAATTGAAACTGTTAAGGTTAATGGAACGGCTCTTACACCGTCAAGTAAAGCGGTTGACATAACTGTTCCTACAAATAACAATCAACTTACAAACGGCGCAGGATATATAACATCAAGTGCTTTAAGTGGTTATGCTAAAACTGCTGATTTGGCGACTGTTGCAACAAGCGGAAGTTATAATGATTTAAGCAATAAGCCGACTATACCTACTGTAAATAATGCAACATTAACTATACAGAAAAACGGAACGACTGTTAAAACCTTTACTGCCAATGCAAGTAGTGATGTAACTTGTAATATTACAGTTCCTACAAACACAAACGAGCTTACAAACGGGGCAGGGTTTGTAACTACAGATACTAAAAATACGGCAGGAAGTACAGATACAAGTTCAAAAATATTCTTAGTTGGTGCAACTTCTCAGGCTGCAAATCCTCAAACATATTCACACGATACAGCTTTTGTCGATACGTCAGGACAGTTAAACTCTGCTAATCCAAGTGCTAATACAAACAGTACGGTAGTCGCTACTACAAAATGGGTTACTGATAAAGGATATACAAGTAATTCAGGAACAATTACAGGCATTAAAATGAATGGTGTAAGTAAAGGTACATCAGGAGTTGTAGACTTAGGAACTGTTATTACTGATATATCAAGTAAACAAGATACTTTAGTTTCAGGAACAAACATTAAAACAATAAACAATACAAGTATTTTAGGAAGTGGGAATATAAACATATCAGGTGGTAGTGGTGCAGATACAGATTTAAGTAACTTATCGGCAACAGGTAAGGCAGTTATTGATGGACAATGGGTAGCGAGTTATCAAGGTATTATCAGCAGCAATACTTCTCTTAATGGTTCTACAGCTTTGACAAAGAGGATTGATTTGCCTAATGACGGTAACGACTATGAAGTCTTACTTAGAGGAATAGTTATAACGGGTGCTTCAACTGGTAATTTTGCTTATTTGATTTGTAATGGTACTAACTCATTAATTACATCAGGAACTTATATTACAGGCTGCACAACAAGGGCAAACAGTTCAGTTTATTCAGTAGGTTCAGGGATTATCACAGCAAAATATGTGGCAAGCACAGGAACAAATTTGAGTATAACAAGAAATACTGGTTATAACGGAAATTGCTCTGAATTAACAGTAATTGCTTATAGAAGAATAGGAACAAATTCATGACGTATTATTTAATGGTAGAAAATAATAAAATTATTGGTTCAAGTGAATGTATTTCAGGTGGCGATATAACAGATATTGAAGTATCACAAGAAGTTTTTAACGATTATATTCAAAAGCCATATAAATACTTATATTCAAATGGCGAGATTGTTATAAATTCCAATTGGCAGCAAGAAGAACAGCAACTTGAAAGACAAAGACTAGACGCATTAACTCTTACACCTGCTGATGTTGAGCGTGCTTTGTACAAAGCAAAAGGAATGGACTTTAATGATTTGAAAGCTTTAATTGTTCAAGCATTACCTACAGTTGATATTAAAGGCTTATCAATCGAATTTAGAGCAAAAGACTTTTACAGAGGTGCTACAGCTAACGGATTAAGGCTGTTTGATGTGGTCGGGCAGTTATTAGGTTATAGTCCGACTGATATGGATTATCTATTTGAACATAAGGAGTTGCCAGAGTAATGAAAGTACAAGCCGTTAGTTTTGGATATCATCACAGACTAAAAACGGCTTGGAAGAATGGCGAAATACCAGAGTTAATACATGATTTCTATGACGGTTCTTTGTTAGATGCAGATACTTTAACATTAGAGCACTTAAAACCTGTTTCAAAAGGAGGAAAGACGACCTTAACAAACTTAGTTTTAACCAGTTACGCAAACAATCGTAAGCGTGGCAACAAAGACATAAGAGATTTTATAAACATTGAAGCTGCAAAAAAATATATTGAGGAAGCAAAACAAATCAAAGTTAAAGGTATTAATGGTAAAAACTATGCAAAAAGCCTCATAAATCGTTTAAAAAGCTTAGGGGTTAAAATAGAATTATAAGGAAGGATATACAAATGCTAAAATTTTACGATAAGTTTATAATTCAACCGCAAGATGATGAAGGCGGTGGTGGCGGTGCAACACAAATAAATGCCACTGTAGTTGGTGGAACGATAGGTGATGATTTATCTTGGACTAGTATTGCTGCTAACGAATATGTTGCTATGACGGAAACATTACCATTATCAGTTGCAAATAGTTGGGAGTTCCAAACAAGCTTTAAGCGAACTGGTTCAGGCAGTAATGTTCCATTATTATTGTCTTGTACGGGAACAACAGATTATCAAGTTCCTCAGATTCTATTATCGGACAATGTAGTTTTTGTGTTTTTAAGTTCAAACGGAAGCAGTTATGACCTTTATGGGGCAAGTATTGGGTTATCGATAGTTAGTAATGTTGTTTATAATATTAAATTCGGCTTTGACGGCAGTAAATATTATTTTGATTATAACTATGATAATTCTGAAAATTATACAAGGGCTTGGTATATTGAGACAGCATCTAAAGTATATTGCAATGTTCCTTTTATGTTTATGAATACCGGTATGGATTTAACACGAAATTTAGAAGGAACAATGTATTTTGCAAAAACAAAATTCATCATAGACGGTGATGTTTATTGGGAAGGTACAAAATAAAAGAAAAGGAGTAAAAAATGGCGAATTTATATAGTGGAAATCATACTTTTTCAGGTTATAAATCACTTGCAGAATTGACAGAATTAACATTTGTTGATGGTAATACTTATAACATACAAGTCGTCGTTAATGAGCCATACTTTGTAAGAGAAGGGGAAGAAGGCGACGGATTTCAGAATTTTGATCCGGAATTTAAACCTTTTACATGGAAATTTGAAAACAATGACGATTTATATATTGGTTTAACGAATGCAAGACCTATATATTTAAATGTTGCAGGATAGGGGGAATTATGGCTTTATTTTCTAATATAAGAGATGCACTTAAAATTGCAAAAAAGATTAAAGAAATTAAAAATTATTTAAAAAATACACATTTGACCGAAGATATCAAAAACGATTTATTAGTTATAAAAGAAGCATTTAATCGTCTTGGGCATAAAATTCCGGCAATAAAAGACCTTTTTGAGTTAATTTTTTAAAATTACACCGCTCAGAATGCCCGTTAAGGGGCCTTAAAAATTTTTTAGGTGATTTATACCTCTTCAAATAGAAAAATGCAACCATGAGCAAAGAACAAGTTTTATTTATTGATTTCAATGTAGATCCTGATGTAAGAATTCGAGTTATAAATGACAACGAACCGGAAAATATAAAAAATCAAAAAAAAGCATTTCCTTTTGAACTTTTTAATACGATTACTGTCACAATAATAACAGATTTCAGAGAGTTTAGTTATGATATTTATAACGGTTATTACTGGAATGGTGCTGATATTCCGAGGGTATTTTGGCGGATAATTGGCAGCAGAACAAGCAATGAATTTCTAATAGCATCATTATTGCACGATTATATGTTGCAATTCAAAAAATATATGATAAAAGAAGTCTTTGAAAATCAGATTACTGTTGATGAATACAGACGTCTTACGTCATTAATTTTTAGAGAAAAACTAAAACATCAGGGAGTAAACACAATAAAAGCAAATATTATGTCATGGTGCGTTGATGTATTTCAGCACTATGGCAACCGTAAACAATGGAAAATTATGGGGAAAGAAGAATGAGTTTTAGTCCTGAATTTTATTTATCAGTAGTTATTCAGTTAGTTGCAATGGGCGTAGTAATTGGAATATATAAAACCACAATATCTTTTATGCAACAACAGATTCAAGAATTAAAAGACGATATGCGAAAATATAATAATATACTTGAAAGAATGATAATAGTAGAGCAATCAACCAAATCAGCACATCACAGAATTGATGATTTATTAAAGGATGATAAAAATGTATAGCTTTAGCGTTAAATCTCTGAATTTGCTCAATAATCCAAAGTTCAGCCCTTCACTTCGTCTTTTATTAATGGAAGCGATAAAAGACAGCCCAATTGATTTTACTGTATTAGAAACGGTGCGCACTCTTGAAAAACAAAAAGAATATTACGCAAAAGGAACAACAAAAACACTTAAATCTCGACATATACCTAGTACAAATAAATCGGGATATTCTGAGGCGGCGGACATTGCACCGTATCCGGTCGATTGGCAAGATTTAAACCGTTTTAGAAAACTTGCCGAACATATATTTAAAAAAGCCGAGCAACTTAATATTCCTATTACATGGGGTGGCACTTTCAAGACTTTAGTTGACATGCCCCATTATGAGCTTAAAAGATAACCATTCTCTCAAAGTGCGGCGGAAGCCTCTTAACAATGCTCAAATGCCGCCGCCGGAAGACCAACTAATTCTTCTTTTCATTCAAATAAATAAATCCTTTTAAAGACCGCCTTCACAGGCGGTTTTTTTATGCCTTTTTTAAGAAATATTACAATAAACAAAATAATATTAGATTATATGTATTGACATTAAATCTAAAAGAGTTATAATGAATATAGAAGGATTAAAAATGAAAGGCGGAAATTATGGCAACAAAAAGACAAATAATAGATAGAATATTTGAAATAATAAATATAGAAGAAAATCAAAAAAAATTAATGATAGCAAATATAGCATGGCTTATTATTACTATATGAAATTTATAGGTTTAGATTACAATCACTCACAAACCAAATACAGCATGGCACTAAATCTAAATAAATTCACAAGCTTCGAATATATAAGAGCATTACATGAAATAGAAAAAATTTGTTTATAAATAGAAAGGTGGAAAAAATGATGAACCAAAAAGAAAGATTGGAAAATTTCAAAGCGAATGCAGACCAAGTCGAAATGGAAGCAAATACAAGACTACACAGGGAAGCAATCGAAATGTTGAAAAAAGGTTTTTGCGAAAGATTTGTCGCTAACAAATGCTTTTTACCTTTAAGAGAAGTTAAAGAGTTAAAATTGAAATTCGTATAAAGGGGGTAGAATGACAAGAGGTGGTAAACGAGAAGGTGCAGGCAGACCGGTCGGAACTACAAAAGAAAACACTAAAAAGATGTATAGCTTTAGGCTGTCCGAAGAAGAGTTAAAAGCAATTAGAGAATTACTAAATAAAATGAGAACGAAAAGCGGCAAATAAGCCGCTTTTTTTATGCCTTTATTGTTTTAAAGGTATTCCATTTTTTTGTCTTAAATAATCGTTTTCTTCCTTAAGTTTTCCGTACAAAAACAAAACTTCATCAAATTTTGCTAAATCTTTTACAATTCTTTTATTCATTGCTTTTTCTCTTTGCAATTCTTTAAAGTAACAAATTGGATGTTCTTTGCATAAATCTCTTGTATTATCCTGTGGCTCCCAATACTCTTGCCTATACGCATTGCATTCAACGTCATTGTAGAACTCGCATTCTGATACATCAATACCGTCAACAATTATTTTATCTTTCATTATTCTTCCCCGCTTTGCTTTTTATTTTCAAAATCAATTATCGCCTTCGTCCAAGTATGTACTTTACGTTCATACTCTCTTTTTGTAATTATTCCGTCAAAATATTGTTTACATGGGCAAGAAGAATTAGGAATATCATCACATCTATCATTAGGAAATAGTCGACAGGCGATTAAAGGATAACCACGCTTGAACTTCTTTGTATCAAATTTATATTCACAATTTAAAATATCCATTTATTTACATCCTTATATTCCATTTAATTTTTTTAAATCATCTTCTTTTATTAAAATGTCAAATTTTAAATTATTAATAGTTAATACTGCTGCTTTATAGCCGAAGTGCATCTCACACTCTGCATTTTCAATAGGCTCAATTTTATGACCGTCAATATATAATTCTTCCATAACAACCTCATTTTTATATTAAAAGTATAACTCTTTTTTAAACTTTTTAAAACTGTACAAAACCGTTTGAAACTAAAAAGAACATAAAACAGGCTAAAAGTATTATAGATACTAAGATTATAATAATTATATTTTTCTCTTTTTTGATTTTTTCAAACTGTTTCAAATTTTCTTGGATTT